GGTCCTTTAGATACCTTCTCTTCTTCTACATCCTTTAACTTCTTCTGTAAGTCCATTAACTTATCAGTAGCATCAGAGACACTTTTTATAAGTTGACCAGCAACTTCATATGCTCTAGGCATTTCACTCTCTTGAGCAAGTTCAAGAATACCATCAATTGCTTCTTGACCCTTTTCTATGATACTGTAAAGATTTCCTCTAGTATAATCATAGTCTCTTTCAATGTCACTTCTATCATGCTTCTCTGGTTTAGTTATACCAACTTCAGCAGGTTCTACAGGTACTACATCTGCAGAAACATTAAAGGCATCATTTAATTCATCAAATTGTTTAGTCATTTCATTAATAGTTCCATCTACTAACAACTAATTCTACTGTACCATCAATATTTTTAGTTTGTTGTTCAACATTAAAACCATCTTCAGCAGTAGTAGTTTTAATTTTTTCTATAGCATATTGTTGACTAAGTTTATCTATAAACCTTTGTACAGGAACATCTAAATCCCATGTATCCTCTTCTGCTACCAATTTATAATGTTCTGATCTATCACACCATTTAAACCCTATGTCAGGTGCTATAGCAATACAAGCATCCACTTTAGGATGACCTACAGCATGACCACCTCTAACTTCCAATTGAACATTATGCTCTACTTCATGTCCAAGAGTATTCAAAGCCTTTACTAAAGACTCCTTACATTTTAATTTAGTTTTGATTTGACTAAAGTGAGACATTTTGAGTTTCTACAATTTTTGATTTATTATAATAATCTGAAGTGGACTCTTTGAAATAAACTTCTCCAAGTTTTTCTTCAATATTAGATGTAAGATTTTCGCAGTTAGATCCATACACCCCTTCTACTTGTTCTATTACTGTTCCATCTTGTTTGATGGTAAATCTGATAGTTTCTTTCATTTAAATACTTCCATCAAAACCAAAATCATCTCCAAATTCTATAGCAGAATTATCTGTAGATGTAATGACTTTAACTTCTGCACCATTTACATGGTCTGTAGCAGCAGTGTTGTCTTGACCTCTTCTAACAGTTAATGCTGTTCCAGAAATGGATTCAACATACATTTCCTCCTGATCTATGTATATGTAATTAGTTGCTTCTATACCACTAGCACTAGTTACATTGATAATAGCAATACTATCATCTATATTCTCACTTAAGTTAGTAGTAACAGTATCTCCATAACTCTTAGTTGCTCTAGGTACAACACTATAAGTAACTTCCCTAGTTGGAGTAGATGTCTTACCACCAGAAACATATCCAATAGATGCCTTCTTGATGATATCCTTGGATACATCTGTATTGACTGGACCAAAGAAGTATGTCTTAGCAGTAAATCTCATAGTATAGATGAGTGCTCTCCTAGTGGAGAAATCACCTTCATAATCATCACTAGTAGTAATAGAATTTAATACAATAGGAATATCTCTTTTCTCTCCAATAGTATCAACTAGGTCTACTGATACTGTATAAGCAGGTTGAAAGTATGGGAGAATTTGCTCTACTATCTGAAGCATATCATCATTCAACTTAGTAAAAATACTAAGTTCAAAATCTAAGTTATATGGTACAGGAAGATATGTTTTTGCTATTGTGCTCTTATCACCCTTAACACCTTTTAAAAATGTTTGTGTGGTTGTTGATTTTCTTGCAGGATCATAACTAAGACCATTAAGTTCAAAAGACATTCTAGGAAGACTGATTTGAACTGGCCTGTTTAAATCTGGGACTTGCTCTAATCTTGCTAAAAATTTCTGAGTAGGTCCATATGCCAAGGGAACCTTGGTTGTACTAACTACAGAATCATCACTATTAGTATGCTGTATATTGACGTTATTAAAGATAGAACCAAAGGAAATAATGGTCCTCCTCATTATTTCGTGATAGAAATATTCAAACATTGTTACAATCCTAGTGTATTATTTATGGCATCCCAAATGGGTTGGTTTCAGTGAAGTCTATAATGTCATCTGCTGCACTTTCAATTGAAGTATTTTCAGCAAATCCATCATCTGTATTAGACTCAGAAACCTTCTGGTATTCATACTCAGCACCAGATGTACCACCTGTGATAACCTCACCATCATTAAATGCTCCACTGATAATAGAAATCTTAAGTTCCATAGTAGAAGCATCCCAAGATTTAACCCTACCAGTAGAACTACTTGCAGCT